ATCTGCATTACTACCTGCTATTTATTTTGAAAAAGATTCTGATGAACTAAAGGCTTTAGAGAATACTAAACAAATTGGTGCTGAAGCAAAAGATATGACTAATGCTGTCAAGATGCTTAACTATGCTAATAATCAAGATGGCCAAACATTGTTAGTATTGATATCACAATTAAGAAATAACATTGGTGCAATGTATGCATCTCATATGCCAACAGGTGGGCTAGCGGTTAAGTTTTTCTCTAGTACCGTAGTAAAACTATGGTCAAGTGATTCTGATAACAATGCACTAAAGTCAAAGATTGCAGTAGGAGATAAGTTAATTGAAGGCAAGGTTGGAAGAAAGGTTAACTGGCATATTGACTTTAACAAGACTGGGCCAGGATTCCTTGCTGGAGAATATGATTTTTATTTTGATGGAGATACCATTGGAGTAGATAAGGTAGCAGATCTTGTAGATACTGCAGAACTATTGGGAACCATTGAAAAGGGTGGGGCTTGGTATACAGTTCTAGGTGAAAGATTACAGGGTAGAGCAAAAGTAATTGAATACCTAAAAGAAAACCCAGAGAAACTAAAAGAACTTGAATCAACAATTAAATAATAAATATACTTTATATCCTGGTAAATTTGTTTGCCATACATGTAAAGCAATAGCAGCAACAGCAAGAATGTATAAAGAAACACAAGAGTTAACGTGGATGTGTGCTGAAAAGCATTTATCTAAAGTTAGTTTTAACATAAAGGGGTATTGATGAGCGAGCGTTCAGAACTAAAACGTATTGGTGCTAAGCCGCATATCAACTCAGGTAGAGGACCAGTCAAGGCTGATGGATCACTGGATGACTTCGTTGTAGATGTCAAAGAGTATTCTAAATCCTATTCTGTCAGCCAAGACTCTTGGGCTAAGATTGTGTCAGACACAATGAAAGTAGATAGAAAAAAAGATCCAGTATTAATGGTAGTGCTTGGATCAGGACACAAAAAGGTAAGACTTGCTATAATTGAGTGGGAAGTATTTGAACAACTAAGAGAGAAACAATAATGGAACCTACAGTAGAGTTACTTAATAAACTAACAGCCTTCAATGAGATGTCTGAATATATGAAAGATGAAGAGTTTGAAAAAACACTTGGTATAGTTGCAAAGTTAATAGTCAATCCAGATGTGCCAGCAGCAAAAGCAACCCTGCTAATTACTCAACTACAAGCCTATTCTGCAAAATTTGCAATGATGGCTGCATGGTACTCACATGTAAAAAAAGATGATAGGGCTAAAAAAAATATGTACTATGCAATTAGAGAAGCAACAGATAAACTTGTTGATGCACTTAAATATAGTGTTAGGAACTTTTAATGACAAAGGGATTAGTAAATAAAATGGTTAAGAAAAAAGAGCCAACTATGGATTTAAGTAAGATTGCAGATCATATTCATGAAGGACATATGAAAGTATCTAGCAAGGCTGGCTTTATTAAAAAGAAAACCTTTAGCCCATCTACATTAGTTTTTGGCAATGGTCATTGTGCAAGATATTGGTATTTGGCATTTGAGGGTAATGAATGGGAAGAAAAAAATACAGGTATTAATTATGCCAACATGAATACAGGATCTAGTAGTCATGAAAGAATTCAAGGTGCTTTAGAGGCTCAAGGAATTCTTGAATGGAGTGAGCAACAGATTGTTAATGAAGATCCACCAATCTTTGGATATGCTGATGCTATGGTTAAGTTAGAAGAAAGATTAGTTCTTCTTGAAATTAAGACAACAAAGAACGAGGCTTTTGAATATCATAAAGCAAAGGGTACTGCTAGTTCATATCATATAGAACAATTATTAATCTATATGAAGATACTAAAGCAACAAGTAGGTGCAATTGTTTATGAAAATAAAAATACTCATGAAATATTGGTTATACCAGTTGTTGCAAATGAAGACTATGTTAAGTTTATAGACTACTTCTTTGATTGGATGCGTAAGGTTAAAAAAGCATTTGACGATAAAGAATTACCAGAAAGAGGATATAGAAAAGATTCTAAGGTGTGCAAGTCATGTCCTATAGAAAAGGTCTGTGATTCTAGAGACAAGGGTGTAATAAAAATAGAAAGAAGGAAAGAACTTGAATGATAAAGTATTGCGAATGGTGCGATGAATCATTTGATACACCAACTAAAAATCAAATTTATTGCAACAGTGAATGCAGGTCTGAAGCAACTAAACAAAAAATACAACAGCGTTACAAGATTACAAAAGCCCAAGAGCGAATTGGGAAAGATCGCCGTTGTGCTGGTGGTTGTAACACCAGTCTTAGCATTTATAATGACAATGGGTTTTGCGATACTTGCTCTGTTAATAATAAAAAATTAGATAGAACTATAAGAGAGATAAAGGATTTTTTTGATTATGAGCAAAAGTAAATTAAGATATATAGGGCAGCCAAATACAATACTGGCAATTGATGCTTCAACCAACTCAATGGCTTTTTCTGTATTTACAGAAAGAAAACTTATTAAATACGGCAAGGTTAATTTTTATGGAAATCATGTATATGAAAAAACAGGGGATGCAGCAAAAAAGATATCTGCATTTTTAAAAGACTATGAAGTAGATGCAATAGTAATTGAATCAGCGATCTTTACAAACTCACAAAAGACTGCTATAAACCTTTCTCTTGTTCAAGGTGCAATTCTTGGTGGTACTCAAATGTATAGAAAGACCCCTATAGTATCTTGCTCACCAGTGTCGTGGCAAAATTGGATTGGTAATGGTAAATTGACAAAGGAAGAAAAGTTAGCCGTTAGAGATCTATACGGAGAAGACAAGTCATATTCGTTTTATAAAACAAAAGAAAGAGAATTAAGAAAAGGTAAGACTATTAGAAAAGTTAATATTCAATTTGATTTAGAGTTAGAAGATGATGACGTTGCTGACTCAGTTGCTATTGGCTGGTACTCTTCTGAAAATTGGAACAAGTTGGTAGATCAACCTCATAATCTTGACAAGAGCAGGGGATAATGATAAAATGAAATTATATACAAGTGAAGCATGGCTAAAAAAAAGGATTAATGTTGATAAGAAAACTCCTAATGAAGTTGCTAAAGAATGCGGAGTTAGCCTCGAAACTATCTATGTCTATATGGCCAAGTTCCAAATCAAAAAGTCAAAGAGAAAATAATGGCTGACTATAAGTATCCAGATTTTGAAAAACAACTTGAAGATCGCATGAAGTTTATTCGTGATATCTCAACCCAAGCACCTGCGGGTAGAAAGATATTAGATGAATGTTTAGATATAGCAGAACTACTTATCAATAAGAATAGATCATATGGCAGTTCATATAGCCATCCTATTAATATATTTAGTAAGTCAGATCCAAAAGAACAATTATATATTCGTATTGATGATAAACTTAATAGAATACATAAAGGCAAAGAGTATGCATCAGAAGATACTATCTTAGATCTTATTGGATATCTTGTATTATTAAGGACATTAGATAATGAATGATGATTTAGTAAAGCATTTAGACCTAGTTAATCAGGTTGCCTCAGAATACCTAAAAGGATCTGACGCATCTCAAATTTCAAAAGACTTAGTAATTCCACGTCAAAAAGTTATGGCACTTCTTAATGACTGGCGTTCTATGATATCTAATAATCAGGCCATTCACATGAGAGCAAAAGAGGCTCTTGCTGGTGCTGATCAACACTACTCATCTTTAATTAAAAAAACATACGAGGTTATTGATGCTGCTGATTCAACAGCCAACCTTACAGCAAAAACAACCGCTATCAAACTGATAGCAGATATTGAAAGCAAAAGACTTGAAATGCTACAAAAGGCAGGGTTGCTAGATAATAAAGAAATAGCAGAACAAATTATTGAGATGGAAAGAAAGCAAAGTGTACTCATTGGAATATTAAAAGAAGTAGCCTCAAAGCATCCAGAGATTAGAAATGAAATTATGATGAAACTTTCTGAGGTGCAAACAGAGGTGATGGTAATTGACAACGATTGATTTTAGTGAATTCATCGAAGCACTTGATGAAAGTCCTTTTGAAGAAATGCCAGTGGATGTTGAAACATTTGTAAGAAGTAAAGACTATCTTAATATGCCAGAACTTTCTGAATACCAATACACGCTTGTTGAATGCATGAGTCAAATTTATAAAAAAGAAGATGTTGAAAGATGGTTAGGAAAAGAAGATGGTGATAAACATTATAAAAAATATACAAAGCAAGAAGTTATTCTTATGTGTGGAAAAGGTAGTGGTAAAGATCATACTTCTACCATTGGCTGTGCTTATATTGTCTATAAACTTTTATGCCTCAAAGATCCATCGAGGTATTTTGGGAAACCATCGAATGATGCGATAGATTTAATTAACGTTGCTGTTAACGCACAGCAAGCAAAGAATGTTTTCTTTAAAGGTTTTAAATCAAAGATTGAAGGATCTCCTTGGTTTGCTGGAAAATACGAAGCAAAGGTAGACAATATAGAGTTTAATAAGTCAATCACTGTATACTCTGGACATTCAGAAAGAGAATCTGCAGAAGGATTAAACTTGATGCTAGCCGTGCTTGATGAAATCTCTGGGTTTGCAATGGAGAATGCTGGTGGCAATGATCAAGGAAAGACAGCAGATAACCTTTATAAGGCCTTCAGGGGCTCTGTAGACTCTCGTTTTCCAGACTATGGTAAAGTTATACTCCTTTCCTTTCCAAGGTATAAAGGTGACTTTATTTCACAAAGATATGAAGATGTTGTAGCAGATAAAGAAACTATTATTAGAACACATGAGTTTACAATTAATCCTTTGTTATCAGAAGATGATCCTTCTAATAAGTTTAGTATTGAGTGGGAAGAAGATAGCATTTTGTCTTATAAGTTCCCCGGAGTTTTCGCATTACGTAGACCAACATGGGAAATGAATCCAACTAGAAGTATTGAAGATTTTAAAATTGCATTCTTTACAGATGCATCAGATGCACTAATGCGTTTTGCTTGTATGCCAACAGTATCTTCAGATGCTTTTTTTAAGTCTAGAGAAAAAGTTGAAAGAGCATTGTCAAATAGAAATCCTTTAGATGCTAATAGAAGATTTGATTTAACATTTAAACCTAAAGAAGATGTTGAATATTTTGTTCATGCAGACTTAGCACAAAAGCACGACAAGTGTGCTGTTTCAATTGCTCATGTTGATAAATGGGTAAGTGTTCAGTCATTTAATAATTATGAACAGATCGTTCCATTTGTAGTTGTAGACGCTATTGCATGGTGGGAGCCAAAAAGAGAAGGTCCTGTAGATCTTAGCGAAGTTAAAAATTGGATTATAGATTTAAGAAGGTCAGGATTTAACCTTGGACTTGTAACATTTGATCGTTGGCAATCGTTTGATATTCAAAATGAATTAAAGCAGGTAGGTATAAAGACAGAAACTCTTTCAGTTGCTAAGAAACATTATGAAGATTTATCAATGCTTATATATGAAGATAGAGTAATAGCACCACATATAGATATTCTACTTGAAGAATTACTAGAACTTAGAATTATGGGAAGTCGTGTAGACCATCCTAGAAAGAAGTCTAAAGACTTGGCCGATGCTATGTGTGGATCTGTATATAACGCAATTGTGCATGCTCAAAGAGACAGGGTAAAAGAAATAGATATCCATACCTGGTCTAGAGGTGGGGTAGATAACGATTCATCTAGAGATGAAGATGGTCTTCCAAAAGAAAAGATTAGGGGCAGAATAGGTGACTGGGGCGGGGGGTATAGATTGATATGATAGATTATAATGAAGATGAATATCAAGATCTAATATCTAAACTAATAGAGATGGGTGCTTTGGAAATAACTGGATATGATTCTATATCAGATCAATTTACCTATAATATTACCCCTGAATGTGAAGAGTTGATGCCAGAGTTATGGCAAGAACACTTTAGATTTGTAAATGAATTGGCTTTTACAATGTGGTCTAAAGGGCTTATAGAGATGTCTTTTGACAAAGATGGCATACCAATGGTCATGCTTAAAAAAGAGGCGGTAGATATAAAAGATACCTTGCCAGATGAAGAAAGATTCTTTATAGAGAATATGCTAAACAAATATAACAATGGTGATATAATTTAACTATGCCTTATGACATTAAAAGAAACTATGGTGGTTGTAAAGGATATGCTGTTGTAGGTCCAAATGGGGCCAAAGGATGTCACCCATCACGTAAAAAAGCAATTGAACAACAAAGAGCCTTATACGCTGCTGAGTCAGACTCTAAAAAAATGCATCATGATGACGTTA